GAGCCGGAAGCAATTACGGTTCAGGGAATGTAGGTGCCGCCGACCGAGAGGTCCACGGCAAGGATGACGACCCACGGAAACGCCGGTCGTCGATGAGCAGCAGTTGATTGGAGCCTGATATGGACCCTGAAATTGAAGAAGTTGTAGCACCGACAGCAGAGCAGGAAGCTGCTGAGTTTGATGGCGGGTTTGGTGACGATGTAGCTATTGTTGCCGCGCCGGCTGACGAACAGAAAATGGCGCAGATTCCCGAAGACGAATACCGGAAGCTGCTTGATAGCGTGGCGAAGATCGAAGGGATCGAAGGCGCGCTGGAAAAGCAATTTGGTACAGCCTTTGGCAAGATCGGCGGCATTGAGCGTGTGCTTGATCAATTGAAAGAGTCGGCTCCCGCTGGTGGAAAAATCGAACTGTCGAAGGAAGTCGTTGCCGATCTGGCAGCCGAGTTTCCCGAGATGGCCGAGCTTCAGTACAAGACCTTGCAGAAACTGGTCGATACGATCAACACCAGCACCATCACCCCGGCACCGCAAGATGCCGCCCAACCTTCAGCGCCTGTCATTGACGAGGAGGCCATCGAGCGCCGAGTCCGTCGTGCGATCACTGAAGAGACGTTGAACGAATTCGACGAGAAGTGGAAGGAAACCATCGGTCTGCCTGATGACAAAGGGGTAATTCCCGATACACCATTCAGGCAATGGCTTGTCAAACAGCCGAAGGAATACCAGACACGCGTCCGATCAACGTATAGCGCCACGGTCCTTACGGACGCGCTGACCAAGTTCAGGGCAGCGCAGACGAAGGCGCAAGGGCGAAGGGAAGTTCTCGACGCCGCAGTTGAAGTAACGGGTAGCGGAGGGCAAGCGCCCAATGCTGCTGCTAGTGACGACGATGATTTCAATTCTGGATTCAAGTCGTCATAACGTCATTCTTTTATAGGAGCCTCTCATGGGCCAGATGCAAACTTTCGGCTTGACCCCCGGCCGAATCAATAAGTTCAAGGGTCAGATTCTGAAGCACGCTGTACCGGTGGAAGTCCTCGCCAAAGGTGGCCGTCAGGTCAAGTTCCCGAAGAACAACTCGGACACGTATGTCGCCCGTCGTTGGGTGCCCTACGGTGCGACTACGACCAACCCGAACCAGTTCTTCCAGAACGCAACCGGCGACCGTGCAAACACGCTGGTCAATGCGCACCTGACTCAGGAAGGCGTGACCGTGCTGCCCGAGTCCATCACTCCGATGGACATCTCTGTCGTCATGCAGCAGTATTCCTGCCTGTATGGCTTCAGCGACAAGACCTACGACCTGTACGAGGATGACATCCCACAGGCCATGCAGGAGCAGATCGGCGAGCGTGTTGCACTGGTGAACGAGATGATCGTTTATGGCATCGTCAAGGCCAGTACCAATCAGTGGTACGGCGGCACCGGTACCAGCCGCGCGACCGTCAACGGCAAGCTCACGCTGCCGCTGATCCGCAAGATCGTCAAGTCCCTGCAGGCGAACCACGGCAAGAGCGTGACGCGCGTGCTGTCGGCTTCCAACCAGTACGGCACCGACGCTGTGGCCTCCGGCTTCATCGTGTATTGCCATACCGATCTGGAACCGGACATTCGCGATCTGCCCGGCTTCACCCCTGTCGAGAAGTATGCCAGCGGCACGCCGATGGCAAACGAAGTCGGCAAGTGCGAACGCTTCCGCTTTGTCACATCGCCTGACCTGCCGTCCTATCAGGACGCTGGTGCGGCAATCGGCACGCTCGGCCTGTACTCGACGACCGGCTCCAGCATCGACGTGTATCCGCTGATCGTGGCTGCCGAAGATGCATGGTCGCAAGTCGCGGTGCGCGGCAAGGAGTCTCTCGATCCGACCTTCCTGCCGCCCGGCCAGAAGTCGAAGAGCGATCCCTTCGGTCAGCGTGGCTACGCCGGCACGATCTGGTGGAAGGCAGCGATGGTCGAGAACTACGGCTGGCTGGCTGTCGCCAACGTTGGCGTGACCAACCTGTAAGCCATAGGGGCCGGCTAGTTCAGCGGCTCCGTTCAAGGAGATCATTATGCAAAACACAGTTGCACAACAACTCGCCGCCGTTGCGGCCAGCGGTGACCGGGAGGCTCTTCGCCCCTTGCTCAACGCGCTGGCCGATCGGATGTCGAGTCAGGCGCTTGCTACTGCCGGCCTTGTCATCAAGGCCGGTGGCGGTGTGCTTGCCAAAGTCGGTGCTACCGATTTTCAAGCCGTCGCCAATGGCAAGCATGTCACGATCGCTGCCTCGACGGACATGCCCGCACTTACCGGTCTTTCGATCGGCGCAGGCAAGTTCAACGTTGCTGTTTTCTATGTCGATTCGGCGGGCACCAAGACCGTTGGCTTCGGCACTGAGGGCGCTACGGCGGCTGCGGTCAAGTTTCCGCAAACACCAGAGGGTAAGGCCATCATCGGTTATCTGATGATTACCTATGCTTCAGCATTCACAGGCAACTCGACGGCGCTTGATACCGCAACGACGATTTATGTCAGTCCGGTAGGCGCATTCGATCCGAGCATTTCGCTCGGCTAACTCTACACAACGAAAGGAACAAGCACCATGGATACTCTTCAGCAAACTCCGCTGACTGCGATGCTCACCAAGGCGGGTCTGGCTGTCGGTACTACCACGACCACCACGACCACCAATGCGCTCGTCATGTACTACAGCATCAAGGGCAAGATGTACACCTTCACGGGTGCCAGCAACGGCGCGACGCCGACGACTGACGCAGTGACCGGTGCCGCATTCCTGCCGATCGCTGTCAACAAGGCCGGCGTATTCGTCTGGTGTCTCGACACCAGCGCAGCACTCAAGGTCGTGCAGGGTCAGATCGTGGATTACTCGGACGCTGGTGTGTTTGCCAACGCTCCGCAGTTCCCCGGCATTCCCGACACGCTTTGCCCGATTGGCTATCAGTTGACGAAGGTCATCTCGACCGGTTCGGCATGGACGATGGGTGTCAGCAATCAAGCCTCACAGACCGGCATCACGAAGGTTCTGGTGGATTGCATGACCCTGCCTGACCGTCCGCAAGTGGCCTAACACCACAGCCCCTTGGCAACAGGGGGTTGTCCTGTACCAACCACACAAGGAGTATCACATGCAAGAACTTGCTCATACCGCCGACATGGAAGTCGGCCAGCAAACTGCCGGCAATTTCATTCTTCCGCCGCTTGACATGCCGATCGATCGCGAATCGATTGCGATCGAGCCGGTCGTATCGTCGCTGACTAAGAACGACTTTGCCGAAATGATGTTCATGGAAGAACTGGTCAAGATTCGCGTCGAGCCGCTGAACGAAAAGAATCCGCGCAAGATGATCGACCTCTATGTCAATGGCAAGGCCGAGTGGGTACCAGTCGGTCGTCCGTGGATCATGCGCCGCAAGTACGTTGAGGTGCTGGCCCGCTCGAAACCGATGAGCGTACAGACCAAACACGAGTCGGCCGAAGAGTCGCTCAACCCGCAGAACGAAGTTATCCGCACGACCTCTTCGCAGTTTCCGTTCTCGGTTCTGGAAGACACGCAGCGCGGCATCGAGTGGCTCAATCGATTGATGGCCGAGGGTTAATGCAATGGCACGCACGCACGGGATGACAGATTCTGTTGAATACAGGGCGTGGAATAACATGAAAAATAGATGTTCCAATCCTAACGTGCGTGCATACCCTCATTATGGAGGTCGTGGTATTTCGGTCTGTCAAGAATGGATCGATTCCTTTTCGACCTTCCTATCACATATGGGGTTGTGTCCATCCGGCTACTCGTTAGAACGACTTGATGTAAACGGCAACTACTCACCGTGGAATTGCGTATGGATTCCGTTGTCTCAGCAAGGACGAAACAAAAGAAATGTGCGTGTTGTTGATGGTGAAACAATGCGCGAAATAAGTGCACGCTCAGGTATCAAATACGATACTGTTCATTACAGACTGACTCACGGTATTGCGTTAAACAAAGAGGTCGGTCGCGCCCCTCGCATTACGTTTTCTGGAAAAACGATGACACAAGCTGAATGGGCTGATGAGCTAGGTCTTGCCAGAAGTACAATTTCGATGCGCATCAAACGTGGTCTGTCGATTGAACAGGTGCTTACACCATGACACTTTTACAGTTATGCAACCGTCTGATCGCCGAGGCAGGAATTACGGCGCAGCCGATGACGACCACCGTCAATCAAACGGGCGAGTTGGGGAGAGTTGTCAACTGGATTCAGCAGGCGTGGCTCGACATCCAGTCAGCCCATACGACGTGGCGGTGGATGCGCAAGTCGGCAACCATCGTCACTGTCGCCGGTCAGTCTGGTGCTTACACGGCAGTGGCAAATGACGTGGCAACATGGACACTTGATGCTGCACGGAACTACGTGACATCGCAGGGTCTGACCACAGAAATCTTTATGAACTTCGTCGAGTACGACGACTTTCGCAATTCCTACCTGTACGGGGCGCTACGGTACGCACAGTCCCGCCCGCTGGTCTTCACGATAAATCCAGACAACACGTTGTCATTCGGCCCTGTACCGAACGGCGACCATACCGTGACGAACGACTACTACAAGAAACCTGCCGAGTTGTCCGGTGATAGCGCAGAGCCCGACATGCCCGCGACGTTCCACATGGGTATCGTGTGGCGGGCGCTGATGTTCTACGGTGGCTATGAGGCTGCCGGCGAAGCGTATAACCGGGGCATGAACGAATACGGCATCGTCCTCGACAAGCTCGAAGTCAATCAGTTGCCGATGATCCAGATGGGAGGACCGTTGGCATGAAGCCGATGGACATGCCTCGCGTGATGTACGAGATGATCGCCCTCAAGGGTGGTCTTGACCTCGTCACGCCTACGCTGTCCTTGAAGCCCGGTGTCGCCCGCGATGCACTCAACTATGAGTGCAACGTCACAGGTGGCTACACCCGCATTGCCGGCTACGAACGATTCGACGGCCACACCTCGCCGTCTACTGCGGTCTATACCATCCTTGGCGTTACGATGGGCGGTAGTGTCAGCCTTGGCGATACGATCAACGGGCAGACCTCTGGAACGACCGGCGTGCTCCTCGCAACACCAACCGGACAGCTTGTGTTGACTGCGACGACTGGTGCCTTCACCAACGGCGAGAACTTGCGTGTAGGTATAACCGTCGTTGCGGTGTGCAACAGCACGATCGGCCAGAGCGGAACGGCATCGCTCGCTGCTGCATACAGCGCGTTGGCTGCCAATACATATCGTGCTGCAATCTCCCGCCCAACCGGATCAGGTCCGGTGCGTGGCGTCGTGCAGTACGGCAGCAGCGTCTATGCCTTCCGCAACAATGCAGGTGGTACGGCCGTTGATATCTGGAAGTCGAGCGCGGCAGGATGGGTCGCCGTGCCGTTCTACAAGACCGTCAGTTTTACGGTTGGTGGCACAGCTACACCTGTCGATGGCGAGACGCTTACGCAGGGTGCCGTAACAGCTACGGTCAAGCGGGTCTGCAAGCAATCCGGTGCGTGGTCAGGAACGGCCGCTGGCACGTTTGTTATCACGACGCCTAGCGGTGGTGGCGGAAACTTCGCGGCAGGCGCTGCAACCCTCTCTGGTGGTGCCACAGTAACGCTTTCCGGCGTGCAGACTACCATTGGTCTTGCACCGAGCGGGCACTTCGAGTTTGTATCTGGCAACTTCGGCGGTGCTGCCGGGCAGACCCGTATCTACGGATGCGATGGGATCAACAAGGCCTTCGAGTTCGACGGTGACGTTCTGGCTCCTATCACGACGGGAATGCCGAGCGATGCGCCGAAGCATATCGCCGTGTTCAAGAATCATCTGTTCCTTGCATTCGTTGCCAGTCTGCAGAACAGCGCAATTGGTGATCCGTTCGGATGGACGGCAATTCTTGGTGCGGCTGAAATATCAGCCAGCGAACGAATTACCAATCTGATCCTGTTGCCCGGCTCACAGAGTGGCGGGGCATTGCTGGTGCAGACCCGTAACAACACGCTCATCTTGTACGGCTCCTCGACAGCGGACTTTAACCTTGTCACGTACAACAATGGCGTCGGCGCACTGGACTACACGGCCGCCAACATGGCTGGTGTTTATTCGCTGGACGATCGCGGCATCATGGGGCTCAACGCGACACTGGCATACGGCAACTTCGATCAGGCGTCGCTGTCTGCAAACATCCGTCCGTTTATCGTCAGCAACCGGCAGTTCGGTCAGGCGTGCTGCGCCAATCGTGAGCGCAGCCAGTACCGTCTGTTCTTCTCCAACGGCTACGGGTTGTATGCCACTATCATTAACGACAAATTCATCGGATCGTTGCCTGTTTATTTCCCTGATCCGGTGTTCTGCACGTGGGAAGGCGAAGACAGTAGTGGCAATGAGGTCACGTACTTCGGATCGAACGACGGCTATGTGCATCAGCTTGACGTAGGCACCAGCTTTGACGGAACGGCGATCAATTCTTATATCACTCTCAACTACGATGCGATCCGTGGGCCGCGCCTCATCAAGCGGTTCCGCAAGGCGTCGGCGGAAATCACCGGCTCGACGTATGCGCCGCTCACCGTCAGCTATTCGCTCGGGTACGGAAAGACCGACATCGCTCCGCAGGCGCAGGTCAACTACGCCTCGAACTTCACAGTCGGTAATTGGGACAGCGGTTTGTTTTGGGATAGCGGTTTGGTGTGGGACGGACAGACGTTAATGCCAAGCGAGATTGAATTGATGGGGTCTGCCGAAAACATCGCAATGACGTTTGCAAACAATACCGATTACACCGGGCAATTCACGATCAACAGTCTGATCATTCACTACACCCCGAGACGAGGGCTACGATAATGTCAAACGATTTCTTTAATGCGAGCGGGACTCCGGCGCAAAGCAGTTCGATCGTGTCGCCAAACGTGCGTGCTGAGTTTGCCGCGATCGGTGCCGGGTTCGACAAGCTGCCGGCGCTGACCGGCAATGCTTACGAGATTACGTACATCAATGCGTCCGGCACGGCAATGGCATCGGTCGGCGGCGATGGCTTGTTGAAGTTGAGCACGACCGGTGTTCCGAGTGTTGCTGTGGCTGGTACGGATTATGTTACGTCGGTAGAGGCGTCAATCACTGCGGCATCTGCGGCTGCAATTGCTGACACGGACAACGTATCGTTCGTGCAAACGTCAGTTGCCGGTGCGTTGAAGAAGCTGACGTGGGCGAACATCAAGGCGACGATCTTCGCCGCATGGGGCGCGCTGACCACAGCCGGCACCAGCAAGACCACGCCGGTTGATGCCGATTCGGTAGCGATCTGCGACAGCGCGGCCTCGAATGCGACCAAGAAGCTGACTTGGGCGAACCTGAAAGCAACGCTGGTTGCCACCATCCATACATGGACGGCGAAGCAAATCTTCACCGGCACGATGAAAGTCCAGCAAGCCCTCGAAAAGATCACGAT